TTGAATATCGAAACACACCCCTCCTCGCAGGTTTCTCTGGTGTCATCGCGGTTCCACAGGTGGGACAACGCGTAGTTATTTCCAAAGATTCGAACGGCATTGAGTATGTCGAGGGTGTGCTTACAGGCACGGATGATGCAATTCCTTCGATGAAAGAAGGGGAGTTCGTGTTGCAATTTGACCCATCAACGCGCGTTCGCGTGTTGGAGCGCGATGACGGGGGCTTCGATGTTTCCATTCAGTCTTCTGGTGATGTTGATGTGAAGGCAAGTGGGGATATTCGCATTGGAGAAAACGGAGAGAAAGTTGCAAAGCAAAATCACACGCATGAGTACGAAGACACTGGAGATAGCGGCACGGGTGGCTCATCTCCGACAACGAAGACCAGTTCAACGCCTAACGAAACTGGAACTGAAACAATAATCAAATGAGTGATTTGTCTCTCGATTCGTCTTTTGATGTTTTTCTAGACGACAGAAATGATGTGGCTACCGTTGATGGAGTTGAAGAATTTGAACAGTCTGTAGCTGTGATGCTCACAGATTATATGTATAGCATGACTGGAGATACCGACTTTGAAACACTCAAAGAAAAGATTCGACTCCAGACGGGCCGTGTGGCACGTAATCACGACAAGATCGACGCCGTTGATCGCATTGTTGTAGAGCGACACCCCGACAAAGCATCAACACTTCTCGTGGAGCTAATATACAACTCTAATGATAACTTTTCATTTGACCTCACACTATGACGATAAACTCTCAAGGCCAATTTAACCAGCAAACGAAAGACGAAATCCTCGACGCGATGATTGCAGATGCTAAGGAGTATTGGGGAGAAGACCTCAAAGACCGCGAAGAGGCCATTATTCGCACGTTCTATGAGCCTATTTCAGAGCGGTTTGCAGTATCCCAAGGCGACCTCGCAGATGTGTTATCGGCATCTCAAATCGACTATGCTGAAGGCGCTGGCCTCGACCTACTCACCGCGCTCATCGGAGTCCGACGCAAGCCTGCACTCAAGGCAACCGGCACGATAACTCTCAAGCACAAAGAAGACGGAACGGCTGCTCCGCGAGATTATACAATCCCTGCTGGAACCGTCGTTCAAACTGATTCTAATGACCCAGTTAGGTACGAAACAACTGAAAGTGCTATTCTCAGAGACGGTTCGCCATCAGTAGATATTCCAATAGTCGCTCAGGAACCCGGAATCAATGGCAATGCGGGAGCGAACACAATCGTTGTCATGCCAAGCCCACCGATTGGTATTCGAGCAGCGACAAATGCGAGTGCTACCTCGGGTGGACGCGATGAGGAGGGCGATGAGTCGCTTCGAGATAGAGCGAAAGAGTCGTTTGGTGACGGTTCGAGATCTTCCGCGCCTGCTCTAGTTAACAGCGTACAAACGCTTGACGGAGTTCGTGGTGTTAGTATCTTCATTAACGACACCTCGCAAGATAACACGAGTTCTGGTGGATTGCCTGACCACTCATTTGAGCTAGTTGTCCAAGGTGGAAACAAGCAAGAAATTGCTGATACGATATTGGAAACGAAAGCGGCTGGCGATAACTCGTATGCAGGCATCAATGGAACAGCCAACGCAGTAAGCTCGGAACTACCAAATGGTCAATCGCATACTGTTGAGTTCTCAGAACCAAACAGCGTGAAAATTTACGTTGATATGGATCTGAAAATAACAAATGAGTACGCTGGTGATGATTCCATTCGAGATTCCATTGTCAACTACATTGGTGGTATACTCTCCTCTGGCAATGATATGAGCGGAGAGCTGGATGTAGGACAAAATGTTCTCTACGGAAAAGTCGAATACGCCATTCGAGATGTTCGAGGCGTCTACGATATTAATTCGCTAGAAGTCGCAACGAGTAGTCCTCCCTCTGGAACTACAGATGTTACGATTAGTGATAGCGACATTTCTCTCGCAGACGCAACTGATGATTCTCTTGGCATAGCTACAACTGAAATTGATATTTAATGACTGAGTTTACCTTAGATGGTCTAAAAATATCCTCGCAAGATCTTAGCTCGCTTTCTCCATCAAGTGATGATAATGACCGGCTGTATAATCACGATGGTTCTGGTGATATTGAGTTAACTGGTGGTATCACTACCTCTCGACGGGGATTTTATCTGTGGGATGAATCTTCTCAGAAGTGGTTTCCGTCGTTTGAAAACGCAAATCTACTTGATGGAAAGGAAGCTGGTGACTTTCTTATCTCTGATGGCTCTGGAGCCATGTCTGGTGATCTTGATTTTGATAGCAATGGGATCATCAATCTAGGTACTGCATCTGGTGTGTCTGGGAGCATTAGACTCAACACAAATCACGTTGAGCTTGCAGCTAGTTCAACTGGCTCTAACATTCGATTACTTGACGCCAACGGCGCGCTCATCGCAGAGGCAATCGAAGGTGGTGACTTTGATGTTCCCAATGGGCAACTCTCGGAGCAAGGTTCGCGTGTTGCGACGAGGCAGTGGACAAACGCGAACGCTGATGTTTCTAATGCCGACTATGCGGATGATGCAAACTCACTTGATGGGTACGATGAGTCGGCGTTTCTTCATGTTGCTGGCGATCAATTAGAAGGCGTTCTTGACCTTGCTTCGAATAACATCAAGGATGGGACGAGTGTTCTATGGGATGCAGTAAACAGCGAAGTTCCACAAGTGTCTCTCGGTGGTCCTGCGAGTTCTCTTAGTTCGTATCCGCTTGCTGCTGGCGACCTAGCTGAGAGCTACGTGAAAACCTCTCGCCTCCCGCTCATCGCGTCCGATCTCGCTTTTGATCCAGCAACTCAAAGCGAGCTTGACACGCACGCTGGAACAACGGATGCGCATCATACTCGATACGCTAACTCCGAAGCAATAGCTGCTATTAACGCAGAGGCGAGTCTTAGCGTAGACATTTCTGGTGACGCAGATACGCTTGATGGAGAGCACGCGAGTGCATTTGCGGATTCAACTCATACTCACGCCCACTCTGACCTAACGGGTGTTGGCGCTTCTGACCATCACACGCGCTACGCGGATTCTGAGGCGATTGCGGCTCTTGGTGGATATACGTTTGAAAAGAATGGTACAGATGGTACTGGCGTAATCAACTTCAAAACATAACTATGGGGACTATTGACGGAACTGCGTGGTCTGAGGTTACAATTGATGGTCAGGCTGTTCAGGAAATTACGGTTGATGGGAGTGTTGTTTGGAATAGGATAACCGAGAGTTTAACATATTACTGGTATGACACTCAATCTTTATACAACAGCAATAGTCACCCCACTTCAGAGTCTCAATTTGACAACTTCTTTGATTCTAGCCGTGGAGATGTTTCATTTGGGGGGAGTGGAACTTGGACAAACACTATTCATTGGGGGGACGGTGGACAAAATACTGGAACGGGGTCAGTAAATTCTAAACCATCTTACCTACCAGCAGAAGGATATTCTTGGAAAGTGGAGGGATATATAATTCCTTCTGAATCTGGAACATACTCTATAGGTATAGACGGAGATGATGCTATTGATGTTTTTATAAATAATACGAATGTTGCCAATTGGTATGATGGTCACGGTTTTGATGGAAATTATGGACATAATGGGAATATCAGCTTAACTGCTAATAATAAATATTCATTCAAAGCACGAATGGAAGAAGGTGGCGGGGGAGATGGAATATCGGTTGTTTGGAAAACTCCATCTAACTCCTCTTGGTCCCAAATTCCGACTTCTGTTTTCACCAAATAGATTTTATTTTTCAAATGACGGCCAATAAGACACCCAACACCACGCTAGGCAACAACGCCACGTTCAACTGCTCAAATGGCGGCACAATTCGAGTCATTGGGCATGATGGTTCCACCGATCTCAATCGCTTTGGAGTAGACGGAACATTCGCGTATTACGACGATCTTCATATCAACGCGCATAGTGCGATGACGCTTGATGTAGACGAAGAGTACAACGCCACAGGAACGGTGCAACACGTCACTGGCGACCCCGTGATGCGATTTAATTTGATTAGCAATGAGGCGGGCGGCAAGGCAGATTTCAAGCTAACGAATTTGCAACCAAACGCGTGGTATCGCTTGCGCTTTTCTGGTATTCTCGCTGCGTGTGATGGTGGTCGAGCGCACGGAAAGACGAACGATTTCGGTCGGTTAGATTTTACAGGAGTGAATATTCCAAATGAGTGAAGGAGAGGTCTTGGTATCCGGTGGTGAGGCGAGTGAAAACGGCGAGTTCATCTTCCGCCGTCTTCCACCGTGGATGCCACGGACAGAGAGTGATGGCAATTTCAAGCTGCTTGATGTTGTTGGGAGAGCCTTTGATCGTCTCGACGGTGATATTGACGAAATAGACGACGCCTCATCGATCCAAACAGCCGAGAATAAACGCTCAGTTGAGGAAATCGCAAAGATCATCGACGAGCCGCCACGCAAAGATGAGACGCTCGAAGAATACAAAGTGCGAGCTGTCTCTGCATTTCAAAAAATATCATCCGAGGGTTCTCTTGAAGACCTCTTCAGCAATATCGCCACGCTGCTTGATTTAACAGTCAAAGACATTCGCTACGAAGAAGTTGAATCGAACGGCGAGGTTCTTCTTAGCGTTCCAAGCGAGGCACTTGCAGGCGTTGCGCTATCAAGAGACGATTTTTCAAAAACAATTCAAGACCAATCTGCTGCGGGGTATCGAGTCAATATTCGCAACCGAGGCACGCTAACGTACATTAGCACAGATTCGTACCTTGGTTCGGGGACATACGATGCAGCCGATCTTGTAAGCGAATCTAATCGCGGTCACACTGGTCTTGACGCAAATGGCGATCCAAAAGATGCTGGCGGGACGTATTCTGGAGTTTTAAACTAACACATGGCGAGTTACAATTCGAATCTAAAGACGTGGGGAGCAACGGGTACAGAGTACCCAAGTGGGTACTCGTATCTCGAAGGCGAACAACCTGTAGATGGGTGGGACAACTTTGTCCAATACAATTCCATTGAAGACATATCTCACCTCATTGAACTAACCAACAAACGCATTGAGTCTGATTCTGGTTCTTCGCATCCTAGTTCTCCAGAACCAGCGAACCTCTCGTACCGCACGGATACAGAGCGTTTGTATCACTATGACGCCACGGCCTCATCGTGGCATGGACTGTTGAAAATTGACGGTGACAAACTCCAAGGCTCAATTGATGTTAACGGCAAGAGCCTCACGAACGTTGGTCTACTGGCGTTATCTGGTGACGCTGATGTAGCTGGTAACGACATAACCGACACCACGAATGGGACCACGCTGTACGATGCAGCCAACACGCACATTCCATTGAGTGTTCTTGAGGCATCGCAGGTCACGGTCACTGCGGGATCGCATCTCTCAGGCACCGAGACAATTTCTCTCGGTGGTTCTGTGACGCTCGATGTTGACGACGACTTTGTTCTCAACGCAGGCGACACGATGAGCGGGGAGTTAATTGGAGAGCGTGCGGCCTCATCGCGCATTTTCACGGCGAGTGATTCTACAAGTGGAGATAAGTTTTCACTGCGAGTTGATAGCGACAGTTCATTCGAGCTTGTTGGCTACGATAGTTCGGCGGGAACGTGGAACTACGCGAGTTCTCTGAGTTACGATCCTGGTAATGGCAGTTGGGAGTTTGGAACGCTACCAGCTGTTAGTGGGAATAATGTGGCGACGCAAAGTTGGGTGAATGCGAGTGCGAGCGTTCCAAATGCGGATGATGCAGATTCGTTAAATGGGATTGCTGCGAGTGGATATGCTCGTGTAAAAGATGGAGTAGAGACACCAGTATATGCGAGTTCTGGTGACGTTCCATCGAGCATTTCGAAAGGAGAATTAGTGTATATTGATGGGGATGGATTATTTGTCGAGGATGGTACATAATGGCACTTAAAAGAATTGGAACTCCAAAAAAGATATTTAGTCAAACCGAACCGGTGTATGAGCAACGTGCAGTTTGGATTGAAACAGATGGTAGCGGAAATATCATCGCTCAATACGTTGGTCTTTTTGACCAATGGGTCGAGGTTCCTGTAACCGGTCAATATCCAATTCACTTTGATTATCTTCAATCCTCAGAACCAACACCAAGAGCAGGTGCATCATGGCTTGGTGCTACTGCATTTACTACTAAAACAATTGACACACCAACCTCGGGCAATACTACATACGAATTTAGCATTTCATCGTTGGATGATGTATTCAATATCAATTCTGTAACTGTCCTCGGAAATTCTAGTTCTGTTTCGCGTGGTC